TAAACAGCAATATCGCCATTGTCCGGTCGATATAAAAATGATGCCATCTCACACATATTGTTTTACTCCTGATTAATTTTTATTATAGATCTCTCGTCAATGTAATAAATATACTACAAAAATAAATAAAAGTCAACAACTATTTTTATTTATTTTGAAATATTTTTTATTTGACATGGTTGAGCTATGGAGTTATATTTAAGTCATGGTCCGCAAAATCATAAAAAAATAATCGTAATTCATCCCCCGGCAACGGATTCAAAAATCCGTGTTCTCGTGGCTTTTCTTTGCGGATCATCCACGGGAACCGCCAGGGGTTTATTTGCGTGCCAGGGAAAATAATGGCAAAACGCGACCACGATACGGAAATCTGGCTTGAGGACTGGTTTTTAAATCTCTCTGACGCCGAAATGCTATTCTGGTTCTACATCAAAGACAAATGCGATCATGCAGGCTTTTGGAGGCCCAATTTTAAAATGTTTGAGAATTGCACTGGTCGCCGGATAAACCAAGAAGAATTTTTAAAAAAAATTAATACCGATAAAAAACGCATAGAGATCCTTGAAAATGGAAAATGGTTCCTTTGCGGCTTCATAGCATTTCAATTTCGAGGTCGATTAAATACAAACAATTCCTTTCATCGTTACGTTATGGAAACGGTTAGAAAAAATGTAAACATAGAAAATACAATGGATTATGGATTTGAGGTCAAGGAGACCTCTCGGAGACCTCTCGGAGACCTCTCGGAGACCTCAACAGGAACAAAGAACAGGGAACAAGGAGAAGAAAAAGAGGGTGTGGGGGAAAAGGAAACAAATCCTATCTATCGCCAGTGTTCTGATCTCCTCAAAAAAAGAATTCTCGAAAAGCGTCAGCAAAAAATTACAGAGAAAACTTTGCTTGAATGGGATCGACAAGTTCGTCTCATGGTAGACTCAAAAGAATTGCCGCGAAAAATTGAGGATATTTTAACACTCATAAATGAATGCCACGATATGCAGCCAAGTCCATCTGGTTTTAGTTGGGCAAATAACATTCTTTCAATGGGTAAATTTCGGGAAAAATGGGATGAAGGAAAAATTTTTATTGGAATGAATAAAATTATAAAACTATATCACCAAGAAACGGCCGACGAACGTTCAATTCGGATTCAAAAGAAAATAGACGCTGAAATGGCCGCTGAAAGGGAAAAAAATGGACAGTAGTTTACCTGAATTCACTCGATTAATGGAAAAAATAATCATGAATGCCGGGCGCAATATCCCGGAAAAAATTGAAGAAGGAATTCGAAAACTTTTAATTGCTGAAAGTGTGCCAGTTCAACATTGTCGAAAGGTTGTTACCGCTCTATCTCAACGAGAAAATTTGCCAACTAATTTATATGGTCTCATAGATTCGCTTTTAATGTCATATAAGCGTGATGACGACAAACAATTGGAGAGCCGCGAATCGTGGAGCATATCCGAAAATGATATGTGTGCTCCTGGTGAATTTTCTCTTTATTGGGAAATTCACAAAGAAATAATGTTGTGGCATAAAATTGGATTGGTGCAAACGAATCATGATTCTATTTGTTTTTCAGCAAATTATATTCCGCAAAATATTGACGAATGGGTAGCAAATCCGATTAAAACATGGTCGCCCCTTCTTGATCATTATTTGGAGGGTCTTGGGAAAGTAACAAATTTGGATTGGCCACACCGAAAAGCTTTTTATGAAAAATATCTGAGCATGTTACAGGCTGAACGAGTAAAGCGCGGTGGTGTGGTAATTGATTCTGGAAAAAATGAAGATTTTGAAATTAAAAAGAAAAAATATTTGACAGCATATTACGAAAAATATCCTGAAAAATTAATTCAGAAATGAGCGGCCAATCAAAGTCGTTTAATTCTTACAAAAAAGCAATTCTTTATCTCTCCTGGGACGATCCGCACAATGCACGATTCCGCACTTACGCCGATTTTCTCGCCTGGGGAAATGAGTTGGGAATGGATTTCACAGGCTGCGAGGCTGCGTTTGAAATGGTGAAAACTTTGCAAATTCAAAATGCATTGGAGGGATAAATGACACGCTGTCCGTATGAGTCAGAATGTGAGCCGTTTTACTCCTGCCGGATTGTGATTTCACTGAACCAATGGAGGAAAACAACCACGTAAACTACCTCGGCCACAAGGGCCGAGGCTTTAGCCCTGAGGCATCGAGCAGATAACACTATGTGTCATCATCTCAACTTCACCAAACCCCGGACTTCCAAGGGGGTTTACACTCCCCATCCTGCGAAAGCCTTGCTCCCGCAGAATATGTCGATCCCTTATGTTTTCCGACGCCGTCAGGTCTGCATCCCCCCTGTGGCCACAGGCCACACATTGGAATTGCAAACCAATACGGTTCCCCTTAGCAATGTGCCCGCATCTTGGGCAAGTCTGGGACGTATATGCAGGATTGACGATTGTAGTTTCTATGCCCTTCTCAGCAAGCTTATAGCCCGCCTTGAACTGCAAAGATGCATACGGCCATCTGCAGACTTTCTCACGAAGGTCTTGTCCTTTCTTCAGAGAAGCTTCTCGGACATTGCTGAGGTCTTCGAACACGACTACCCGAGCTCCAACTTTCTCAGCATAACTGGTCAAGTCCTTAGAGGCAACATGCAGGAGATGTTCCGTAATGGCCCTTTCGCGGTGTGCCAGACGTCCTTTCAAACGTCTGGCACACCGGGTACCTACGGCTTGAACAGAGGCTCTTCTAAGTCGGATACATTTTCTCAGGTGGTTCAAACTTCCGCCGGAAAAGAAAAAAGTTTTACTGTTGGAGGAGTTCGAGGCGACAAGCATACGCTTGATGCCGGAATCCACTCCTACAATGCATCCCTGAGTTTTAAGGTCAGGAACTTCTTTTTCATAGCTAAGAAGCAGATACATTTTATTTTTGACAACTTTAAGTTTCGAGTCCTTCCAAGAATTGGTTGGGATGTAGGGATTTCCATTTTTTATTGGACTTGGCTGTCTTATAAGTTGCGGTAATATGCTTGCAAATGCTGCAAGCAAGCTGAGAAGGAAGCTTGAATTTTTCACGAAGGGTAGGGTAGTAGACATGGGCGAGATGATTCGAGTTCAATTCTTTAGAATTGAAAGCGATAGGAGAGAGCCAGTTGAAAGATAGTTTGAGGACGCAATTCCTCCCCGACCACGAGGGTCGGGGTTTCCTTGCGTAAGACACATGAAAATTATTCAAATTACTGAGCTCCATGAATTACGTCCTGGTATGCCCTTTCTTCTTGCTTTGGGTGATGATGGCTCATTATGGTTCGGTGTTTGGAACGAAGGCGTTATTGAATGGGATACGCTTAATTTGCCAGAGTGAAAATAATTATTGACTTTTTTATGCGTTTAAACTATATTATGGGAAAGTATTTGTATTTTTGCAAGGATATTTTCCGTGACCGCTCCAAAAGAAAACCCACAGTCAGGCGGACGCCCTCCAAAATACGCAACTCCAGAAGCGATGCAACAAGCGATAGATCGCTATTTTCGCGAAACGTCAATATATTCCGTGTCAGCGCTTTCGCTTGAGCTTGGTTTCTGTGATCGTCATGCGTTTTACGCCTACGAGAAAAAGCCCGAATTTGAACACACAATCAAATCCGCTCGCGCTCGACTGACTGCGTTTTACGAGGAAGGTATGGTCGCCAATCGGCTCAATACGACCGGTTGTATTTTCATGGCGAAGAATTTCGGATATAGCGACAAAACGGAAATCGATCAGCATCTTGATGCAAATGTCAAGAATAGAATAATCGTTGAATTCGTTGAACCGGATTCGCAAAATGCTAAACAGTGACACGAATGAGCTCCTTTCTAAAATTCTCATTCCAGGCGCATATCGATTTTTGTTTCAACCAGCGCGGTATAAGGTCAGCTATGGCGGGCGTGGGGCCGCTCGCTCTTGGTCATACATCCGGGCGCTGCTTATAAAAGCGCTCAATGATAAACTTCTCATCCTGTGCTGCCGGGAAATTCAATCATCCATCCGCAAATCGGTTTATACTCTCCTCACTCAGCAAATTGATTCTCTGGGGCTCACCTCAAAATTCGATGTGACTCACGACAACATTATTTGCAAAGAAACCGGAAGCGAATTCATTTTCGCCGGACTCTATCGCAATACGACTGCGCTAAAATCCATCGAGGGTGTAGATATCGTTGATGTCGAGGAAGCGGAAACTGTTTCCGATGAGTCGTGGAATATTTTACTGCCCACCATTCGCAAGTCCGGTTCGGAAATATGGATCAAATTCAACACGCGCTACGAAGACGACCCGACATATCAACGGTTTGTAAAAAACAAACTCGACAACGCTATCGTTAAATTCACGACATGGCGAGATAATCCATGGTTTCCCGATGTGCTGCGCGAGGAAATGAAAACCGATTTTGCATTCAGGCCGCGGGAAGCAAAAAATATTTGGGATGGCGAACCGATTGGCGCCGGTCGAAAACTATATCCGGATTTCAGTGATAAGGTTCATGTGCGCGATTTTGAGTTCGCCGCGATCCGTGAGAAGGCGCAATGTTTCATGGCAATCGACCCGGCGCAGAAGTACTACCCTGCCTGCGTATGGCTCGCTCAGTGGCCCAATAGCGCAGGTGGCCTTATTCGCTGGGTGTACAATGAATGGCCGGGCAAGAATGACCTGCCCGACTGGTTTCATAAATGCCGGAAAACAATTCTTTATCCGGGATCGCTCGCCGACATGTCGCGGGAAATCTACGCTCACGACCGTAATGATGTCGGTATGCGCGTCATTAAACGCGCAATAGATACCAGATTCGCCAAGGGGAGCGGCGGAGGCTCTTTCTATGCGGGCGACACTCAAGGACTCGTCAGTGAGTTCGCCAAGCGGGATAACGGAGGTCTGCGGTTCGAATGCCCGTGGGAAAAATCCATCGATATGCAGCATAGTAACATCGTGAAGGACATGCAATTTAATACGCTCCTGGAATTATCCACATTCAATGAGCCGAATCTATTCGTCGCGCCGTGGTGTCTCAATACGATTCAATCTCTCAAAAATCACAGGCTCGAAGAAGATAGTGAAAAGGAAAGTGAGCTGTATAAGGACTATAGCGATGCGCTTCGTATTTGCTATGCGGCGATTGATAATGTCACGTATAAAAACGCCAGCGGGCAACCGCAGCCGAAAGCGCCGAAGGTGTCGCCGCTTTTCGTAGGCGTTGGAGCGGATAGCGGATCATCTAACGGATGGATGGGATCATGATATGTATAACATTTTACAATCGTCTTCGATTCCGGGCCTTGTTGAAGTGGTCAATAAATCACTGGCTGATAAATATAAACCGATTGGCGGCGTTGCTACGGATGCCGGTTATTTTTATCAAGCTGTTTACAAAGAGGAAAACATGGTTAATGCGGTGATACAACCTCAAAAACAGGGGCATGATACGTATGGCAAGAATGCAAAACGATAGCGGCTGGTTTGCCAAGGAGCAAAAACAGCGCGCACAAAGATTCCTGAGTCCAGGACCCGCCGAACATATCGAAGCTGCTCAGAATCATATCTCAGCGGCAAACATGGTCGAGCCGCATGATCACGAGAGCGCGGCGGATCATCTCAATAAAGCCGCGGTTCATGCAAGCGCGGCGGGTGAGCATTACGCGACGCATTCGAAAAAATGGATTCAAAAGGCGCTCGCTGGCGCGAAGGGCCATCCGTTCAAAGCGAAGGCGGAGAAAGCCGGGATGAGCGCGGGCGCATTCGCGGCGAAGGTCACGAAGCCCGGCAGCAAAGCGAGCACGAAGACGAAGAAGGAAGCGGTTCTCGCTAAAACTCTCGGAGGTATGCACAAGAAATGAATTACGCACTACTTGACAATCGTGTTCTTATCAAGCGCGAAAAAAATCCTGATAAAATCGGATCGATCTACATCCCCGCGTCGGCGACGACCAAACCAGACCCTGAGAAAGGCGTAGTCGTCGCAATTGGTCCGGGTAAGGCGCTGGCTCGTCTGTCGAGCCCTGAGCAGGAGAGCGGCTCGCTTCGCGTGCCTATGCAGGTAGCCGTGGGCGATGTGGTGCTTTATAACCGATTCGTCGCAATTCAGATTGACGAAAAGAACGATCCCGATTTGCTTGTGATGCACGAGACTGATGTTTTTTGCATTTTATCGGAGAATGAAGAATGAACGACAAGACATGGCTAAAGCGCGAACAGCAAAAGAAAATGCCTATTGTCATGCGGGAATTTAAAGAGGGCAAGCTCAAATCCGGAGGCTCAGGCAAACAGGTGACAAGCAGGCGTCAAGCTATTGCAATAGGCCTGAGCGAATCGCGGCGGGGGAAGAAATGAATCGCGCTCAGCGCCGTTCATTGCGGTTGAGTCAATTGCAGCCGGGTACCGCGCTTGAAGAGCGCATCGCTCTTGCCTACGTCGAAGATCAAATGCGCAAAGCGAAAGCGAGCGGGGAGCCGCTACATCTTTCCGAGAGTGGGTTTGTCGCCAAATTGAAAGAATATCATGAAAAGCACAATACAAAGAAATTGGTAATAGCATCATGACAACCAAAGCTGAACCGTCATACGCACAGGATGTCAAGGGCCTCAAAGGCGATGATAAAACTCTAAAAATCGCCGATGTTCGGCTGCGTTTCTGTATCGACTCAATGGATCGCATCCACCGCGAAGCGCTTGAGGACCTCATGTTTGTCGATGGACAGCAATGGCCGGAAGATATTCTGCGTCAGCGCAATGATGAACGGCGGCCCTCGGAAACGGTGAATAAAATCCCGCCGACTATTAACCAGGTCGTGAATGATATGCGGCAGAATAAACCGCAGATCAAAATTCGCCCCGTTGATAGCGTGACCGATCCCGATACGGCCATGGTCATTGACGGGCATATCAGGACGATCATGTCGGGCCCTGACGCCAAGAGCGCGATTGATACCGCGTCATTTTATCAGGTAGCTTCCGGCTTCGGCTATATTCGCGTTCTGACGCGCTATGTTGACAAAACTTCATTTGACCAAGAGCTTTATATTGATCGCGTCGAAAATCCTTTCAGCGTGTATGTTCCCATCGGACTTATCAATCAAATTGACTTTTCAGATATGCCGTATTGCTTTGTGCGCACACGTGTTTCAAAGGATGATTTCGCGGAAATGTATCCTGATAGCGACATGACAAGTTATGATGTTGCGGGAGTCGGGGAAGATTATTGGATCGATGGCAGCTTTATTTATGTTTGCGAATATTTCGAAAAAGTATGTGAGTATGAGACTCTTTACAAGATGAGTAATGGACTCATTACGAAGGACAAAGAACAGGTTGACAGGCTCGTTGAGGAAGGTGTCGAGATCGATAATAAGCGTGAAATTGAGACAAATAAAATAATTTGGCGCAAAATCACGCGCAACGAAATCCTGGAGGAAGAGGAATTCCCCGGTGAATATATTCCCATCGTGCCAGTGCTCGGGCAGGAAATAAATGTCAACGGTGAAAAGAAGTGGCATTCGCTCACGCGCAACATGAAGGCCGCTCAGCGCATGTACAACTACATGTTCAATGCCTTTGTCGAGGTGATCGCTCTTGCGCCGCGCGCGCCGTTCATTGTCGCCCAAGCACAGATGGAAGGATTTGAAGATATTTGGAAAACGGCGAATAGTAAAAATCATGCGTATTTACCCTACAAGCCGATTACCGAGGCAGCGGTGCTTCTGCCTCCTCCACAGCGCAATGCGCCGCCCGAGGCTGGCAATTCCGTTTATCAGGGCATTATGCTCGCTGTAGAACAGATGAAAGAATGTTCGGGCGTGTTTGATGCATCCCTTGGTGCCAAGGGCAACGAGACGAGCGGAAAAGCTATTGTCGCGCGTCAGCGTCAGGGCGACACGAGCAATTTTCATTTCAGCGATAACCAATCGCAGTCATTGAAGCATGTCGCGCGAATTCTCGTGGGAATTATTCCGGAGCTCTACGACACCGTGCGCTCTATCCGTGTGCTCGGCGAAGACATGACCGACAAAATCGTCGAGATTAATAACATGCATCCGGACCCGGATAATCCGAAAGCGCTTTACGACATGTCTGTAGGAAAATATGACATCGTGATCGACATTGGGCCATCATATGAGACACGCCGGATTGAATCCGCTGAGCAGCTTATGCATATCATGCAGGCGAACCCGCAAGCGGCGCTGCCGGTCATGGATTTGATTTACCGAAATCTCGATTTCACATATTCCCAGGAAGCCGCCGACCGGATGAAAGCGATGATTCAACAGCAAATGCCCGGCGTGATCCCATCGGATGAACAGGACACGCAAGACCCGAAGCAGCAAATTCAAGCGATGGTACAGGATATGCAGAAACTTATGCAGATGCACCAAATGACCGCGCAGGAGAATGGGCAGCTCAAACAAATGATTGGCGCATTGCAAACGCAGCTCAAAAGTAAAGATCAGGAATTGCAGGTCAAGGCCGACGGGCAGGTGCTCAAAGCGCAGAGCGAAGCGCATAAAGCCGAAATCGGGCTTGCTCAGACTCAAATACAGGAACATTCGAGCATTTTACAACAGCAGATGCAGCAACAAGCGCAACAGGCAGCGGCGCAGTCGGCAGCGGGATTTCGAGTGAATAAAAGTCAAGGGGAATAGAATGTCGGGCAAGAAGTGGGCGAAGGGCGAGCGTAGGAAAAAATTGGATGAAACGGCGCGAATATTTCGAAATGCTCCGGTGAGTAAATTCTATTGGGAATTCGATGCGGAAGAAAATGACAATTTACCGATTAAACGATATCATAAAATCAGTAGCGGCCCTGTAGACCGCGAAAAAATCCATAAGGAGAAATCTTATGTCTGAAGAAAAAAAAGTCGTCGAGGAAAAACCCGTTGAGCCGCCCGTTGAACAACACGAAGAACAGCCAGCCGAGGGCGATGAGAAGCCCGTCGAGAGCGGCGAAGAAAAACAGCCGGTTGAGGGCGATGAGAAGCCCGTCGAGAGCGGCGAGGAAAAAAAGGTTGAGCAGAAGCCGGAGCATAAGGATGGTGGGCGCTGGCAGAAGCGCGTTGACCGGCTCACGAAAAAAGTATATGAACTCCAGTCGCAATTATCCGCCGCTCAGCAGGCCCCTATGGTCAAGCCGGAGCGTTCACAATTTGCGACTGATGAATTATATAACGAAGCGCTTATCGACTATAAGGTCGAACAGCGCATGCCACAGGTTCAAAAAAGAATTGAAAGCGGCTCTGTTGAAGTTCAGTTTAAAGCCAAGGAAGAGATTCTGCGTAACGAGGTAGAGGATTACGATGATGTTATTGCCGACCGTATCGAATTTCCGCATCAATCAACTATTGATGCGATTGTTTCATCCGATCTCGGCCCCCGTATTCGCTACTATCTCGGGACTCATCCGGAAGAGACGGAAGCGTTACGGTTGATGAATGCCGCTGCCGCCGCTCGCCAGATTGGCAAAATAGAATCTCGTATTGAGGCTGAACTGGAAGCAAAGAAAAATCCGCCTGCTAAACAGGTGTCAAGCGCAAAGCCGCCGATCCATCCGGTGAAAACGTCGGGAAGCACCGGCAAAATCGATCCGAACAAACTTTCCGACAAAGATTGGTTCAGGCGTGAGCAACAGCTTAAACGCGAGAGGTTGAAACAGACTTAACAAAGGAAAAAATATTATGGCAGATACCAGGGTAACCCCACTTGAAATAACGCGGAAATTCCTTGCTGTTTTTCACAGCAATGTAGTTTTCGCGAAAAATCTCAATCACGATTACGAAAAAAACTTCGGCTCCCAGATGGGTTTCGACGGGCAGAAAATAGGCCCGACACTCAATATCCGTGATCCTATTCAGGCTACGGTCCGGACCACGTGGGCGATGCAACAGCAGGATCTCACCGAAACATATCACACGCTCACTATCGATACGATCCGCGGAGTTGATCTCAAATTCAGCGACGCCGATCTTGCTTTGTCCATCGACGATTTCGTGCCTCGTTACATCGACAGTCCGGCGAAAAAAGCGGCTGCCGTGGTCGATCAGTATTGTGCTCAATACATGATCTATCAGACGCCTAACTGTATCGCGGCCTCCGGGCTCGCGGTGCCGACGACCATTGATCCGTACATGGACGCCAAAGCCACGCTCGAAAGCCAGCTCGTGCCCATGGGCGATCAGATCAATATTGCGATATCGCCTCAGATGGAGCGTAAAATCGTAAGTGGTTTGACGCCGCTTCAATTCAATCCGCAATCGACGATTTCCGATTTGTTTCTCAAGGGCGCTATTTCAAATGCCGCCGGTATGGACTGGTACATGAGCCAGATTATTCCTGCGCTCACAACCGGTTCGGAAACCAATACGTCGCCCGTCGTCGGCACCTTCGTTACTGCGTCCGGTAATTCTCTGCCCTATACGAGTGCTTCCGCTGCAACGGCAACATGGAAAGCCGGACAAACCTTAACTATCGCAGGGCTGTACGACATCAATTTCGAAACAAAAGGTGCATATCCGTGGCTCAAACAGTTTGTGATCACCGCCGACAATACGGCCAGCGGATCAGCCGGCACGCTGTCGATTTCGCCCGCGATTAATTTCGATACCACAAGCCCGACGCAGAACTGCTATATCGCAGCCGGTTCCATTAATGGCGTTGCGATTGTTCTGGGCGCGATGACCACTCCGACGAGCGTCCCGACGACCGCATCGACGACTTACCAGTCTTCCCTTGCATGGCATAAGGACAGCTTCGCATTTGCGAGCGTGCCGCTCATCAAGCCGCGCGGGATGGATATGGCCGAAACCGTGACGGTTGATAATCTGTCGTTCCGGTTCGTCCGGGGATTCGATATCGCCAACGCCAGGATGTTGTCCAGGATGGACATATTCTTCGGCATAGGGGCGATTCGTCCGCAGTGGGCCGTTAAGATTCAAACGATATAATCGTGATGGGATTCGGGAGAGTGACTAATAGGCTCTCCCGGTTCTTGTTTTATTTTGTAAACAATTAAAAAAAGGATAAAAATTATGGGTAATATCGCGTATGGAGTTATAAGCACAACGAATCAGTCGGATGTTTCCGAGGTGGGTTGGCAAACTCCCGATGGATCGTATTTTGGAGTAAAATCTACCAACAAAATTTCTTTCTATGGGGCGACTCCGATTGTACAGCCCAGTGGGATTGCAACCGCAGTCGCATCCACAGCAACCACAACGTCAATTCAGTCGTCGCTTAATTCTTTGATTAATGCGTTTTCGGCGGCTGCGAGCGGACTAGGATTGATAGCCTAATGCGACTTGTCATCGCAACTCCGTTTTATGGGTCCCAAGCCTATGCCCAGTACGTGGAATCACTCCTTTCGAGCTTCCGCGTGCTGGACAAACTTGGCATCACGTGTGATTACTGGTCGATTCAAAACGATTCATATATTGACCGGGCACGAAATTCTTTTGCCGATAAATTTTTGAAATCTGACTTTACGGACCTCTTAATGATTGATTCCGATATGTCATGGGATGTACAAGGGCTTTTGCATTTGCTGCACAGTCCCTTTGACCTCACCGGCGGCGTGTATCCCATGAAAGGCGGATGGGATAAATATACCGTCAGAATAAAGCTTGATTCAAAAGGCGCTCCGGTTCAAGATGAAAATACCGGCCTCATTGAAGCGGAATATTTACCGGCAGGTTTTTTGAGAATGAAAAAGGCTTGTATTAAAAAGTTAACCGAAGCATATCAAAACGAATGGTATTATCAGGACGGGAAAATGCCGGACTCTCCCGATAAAATTGTCAATTTATTTGAAATGTCCGTTGTCGATCATGTCAAGTATGGCGAAGACGGCGGATTTTGCAGGAAATGGACGCAGATGGGGGAAAAATGTTACGTCGAGCCGCGTATTTCATTCGGGCATACTGGTGGGAAAACTTACGAAGGAAATTATCACGAATATTTAATGCGCTCCGCCGAAGTTGAGCGCCTTCGTGTCGCAATAGAAGGAGTAAAAGTATGACAGTCTATAAAGGAATAAATCTCAATGATCCATCCACGCCCGCGCCGTGGGGACCCCGCGAACAGCAGGCGCTTGAAGATGTGATTGATACCGTTGTCGGCGATACCATTCAGGGCGTTAAGGATTCCGCCGGTCACAAGCATTCCAATTTGTATAGTACGAAAGGTGATCCGACTATTCAGGTAGTTGGAAATTTAGTTGGTATTGGACAAACTCCAAATTCATACGCGTTATGCGTGAACGGAGATATTGAAATACCGGCAGGCAGCCATTTTAAAACCAACGGCGTGAATATGGGAGCGACGGGGCCCACTGGCCCGACAGGCCCGACAGGCCCGGCGGGAGCAACGGGCCCGGCAGGTCCGACAGGCCCGGCGGGAGCAACGGGCCCGGCAGGTCCGACAGGCCCGGAGGGAGCAGCGGGCCCGGCAGGTCCGACAGGCCCGGCGGGAGCATCCGGCACTAACTTTTTACAGATGACGCCTCTCTCCGTTACCATGACGCCCGATTCAACCGATCCGTTTTACTACGATGTAGCGGGCGGCGGCGCATCTTTTTTGCAGGTCAATTCCCTCGGACATCTGGGAACCAAGCAGCTTTGGACCGTCAACGCGACCACTGGGAATATTTTGATTTTGCAAAACGTCGGCACTTATGCTTTTATTTTTTCCGAATATCCCGGCTGCGGTGGACCGCAGGAATGGTCTATTCCGGTACAACCGGCATACAAGGTTTATACGTTCATTTGCATTAATGGAGCGACGAATCATTGGGCCATCTGGTCTCCCATCGCGTAAGGATATCATGCAAACAATTTTGCAAATCATGTTCGGCGATGTTCCGCTTCACTTACAATCGTGTGTTGTATCTGTAAAGAATTATGCACGAGCAAATAAATGGGGATACATTGGAATCCATTCGACTGATGAATATTTTAAAGAGCCTAAATTCAATTCATCGTTAGAGCGCTTCCTCTGGTATCGGCATGCATCCGATTGGATTCGGACGCGGCTTCTTTCGGAAGGGCCGCATTTGCTATATGTCGATTGGGATATATTTCTTTATCCAGATTTTAAAATTCCTGAAATGGATAAAATGGCTTTCGGAAAGAATAGATGCGTCGATGCAATCCTTTATAATGGTGATCAGTGCGATGAATTCAAGAAAATTCACGATCAAATCGAATTACCCAATATTCACGATAGCTACAATTTGTCGAAAGTTCTGAGGTCTTATTTGTTGGACCATAAAGTGGAAACCTTTATGGGGCATTACTGCCATTTTGATAATTGTCAATTCAAGGATACGCTTGATTATGTCGCAGAGAATCGTTGATTGGAATTTTAATCGCATCTGTAATTTCGACTGCGCGTATTGCGTGAATGATCCGGCGGATAAAAATTTTATCGGCCCTGAATTCAGGCAAATTAAACCGGCAATTGACCGGCTCACAAAAGATTATTTCTTCGCCCTTACCGGCGGAGAACTTTTGCTCAATCCCGATTTTATTAAAATAGCGAAATATGTAACGCAGCGGTTCGACATCGGGCTTTATACCAATATGTCAATAAGCATGAGTGATTTTGTCGCCGAAATAAACCCGGAGCGCGTTAAGTGGGTTATCGGCTCATTGCATATCAAGGAGCGGGATCGACGCGGCATTCCTCGCGATCAGATAATTCATGAGTATAAAAAACTCAAAAAAGCGGGATTCGATAACGTTTACATCATTCAGGTGTGCGATTCCTATGCGCTCTCAAATTACGATGAGATTTTCGAATATTACAAGGATCGCGGCGTTTTAATAATTCCCACACGGTTAAAATCAACGCCATGGTACGGGCAATTGTATACGACTGACGACGAAAAGAAAATGCAGTATTATGTCAATCAATGCACATGCACGCTTTTTCCGTTTGAAATGGCGGAGTATAGGGATAAAAAAGGCGAATATTGCGTAGCGGGTAGCCAGTATTTCGTGATTACCGCGAATGGCCGCATTCGGAAATGCTGGGGAGACAAGGATAAATGGTACGGCCATTTTTATGATGCGCCATATTGGGATGAGGAAGCATTTGGTGATGAGCCGGAAAAATGCCAATCAATCGTTTGTCCATGTTATCCGAGCCCGCTTCATTTGCGAGTATTGGAGGAAGCCCAATGCAAATAATCACCATCTCGAAAGATCAGCGCGGAAGTATTCCGGCATTCATCCGCGCGCTCAATGAGCAACTGCCGTCAATCCCGCGGTGTTGGGTGGTCGACAAGGACACCGATGAAAGTATGCCGCTCCTGTTATCACTCAATGAGCGGGCAATTGAGAATAAAACGGTCAAAGGATTTGCCGCGGGAGCCTGCCGTGATCTCGGGCTCTCGGAAATAGGTGTCGACGATACCTTTTTCTTTGACGGCGACCGGATTCCTCATGGTTTAACGCTTAAACTCGTTGAATCCGCGCTCGCTCAGTACGACGCATGCCTGATGCGTGTTGAAAAAGATTACCGTGCATTTTTTGGTGAAAATTTCGCCAAACATCCCCATTTTGGCAAACCAATGAATGATTTCTTCACTGCCGCGCTTCTTTTGAAGGGCGATACCATTAAACGCATTCAGGAGCGCCAAGGCGGCAGGCTATTTCATCCCACGTTTGATGGCCACTGGGGTGAAGAAGATCGATTTTTGGGGGATATGGTGTATAAGGTGGGCGGTTCCTGCGGGATTTTCCCGAAATCATGTTACGTCGAGGGCGGATTTAAACGAATTACCGATTGGCCCGCATATCGTGCGCAGATGGAGAAGCGGGAAGCGCTTTTGAAAGGAAATTAAAATGGCTTACGGTGATAATTATGCCTATGGCATGAGCCCGCTTTATAAAGACGATACTCCTATCACGCCTTCCGGCGTCACGTGTAATGACGGGACGCTCGTCCCCACTACCAAGGTGCTCGACATCATCCGGAGGGCGCTGCGACTCCTTGGAGTGCTCGCAACGGGGGAAACGCCCGACGGGCCCGAAGCCGCGGATGCGCTCGACGTGCTCAATTGGATGATAGACGGTTGGGCGAATGAACATCTTTTATGTTTCGTCGTGGATAATCAAATTTTCAATCTTTCGGCGACCAAGGGGCACTACACGATAGGCCCGGACCCATCCCAGGATTTCAATACCTATTTGCCCTTGCATATCGAATCCGCGTTTGTACGTGATCAGACGAGCGGCTATGCGAACGACTACAAGCTGGACATAATTCCGAATGCCCGATGGCAAGATGTTTTTCAAAAGGGTATCATGAGCACTTACCCGCGCTGGCTCACTTTCCATCGGACATGGCCGTATGGATCGCTCGACGTGTGGCCGGTGCCATCGCGCGATGTGCAAATCAGCCTTAGCGTATGGCACCAGATACAGAAATTTTTGCACGTGACCGATGTTGTATGTCTGCCGCCGGGATACAAGACTGCGCTGGCGTACAACCTCGCGGTCGATCTTGCCGGGGAATACGGTCAGGAAATTTCCAAGGTCATCGAACAGAAAGCACAATTCACGAAATCAGTGTTGAAAAATATTAACCAAGAGCAAGTACTCATGGTGACGGACAGCACATTGTTGCCACGGCGTGCATTTTCACTTTTATCAGGTCTCTACTCAACGTAATATATATCAGGGAGTAGATAATTGTTCTCTAACTGTTGTCAGGTCTTTAGTCAACAAGGATAGATTATGCCGCCGATCCCATTTATAGGTTCGAGTTACCGCAGCCGGTCACCCGCTGTTGACGGGCAGGAGTGCATTAATTTCTATTTGGAATATTATGGCATATCAGGACAGCAGGTTTCCGAATATATGTATGGAGCGAAGCAGCAAGCCAAGGCAACATCGGTGCTTTATCCGACTCCGGGCCTTACGCTTTTCAACAAGGGCGAATCGACTCCGGGCACGGTGCGGAAAGTTTATGTCAGCAGCACAAATCGTATGTTCGCCGTCATCGGGAACCAATTACTTGAGTACACGAAATTGGGTAAGAGCGTTTCACGTGGAACGCTTAAAACCAATAGCGGCTATGTATCCATTGATGATTGCGGCAATGGCGCGGGCCGCGGCTTCGGCTTATGTATCGTTGATGGAATTTACGGATATAATTATAACTTGACGAATAATACTTTTGAACAAATAACCGATCCATCATTCCCGAAATATCCGGGAACCGTCGTTTTCATGAACGGTTTCTTCGTCATTAACGAACTCGATAGCGCCCGTTTCTGGTATTCTCAGCAATACGATTCCCTTGATTGGGGTGATATCCAGGTGCAATATCTGACAGAAGCACACATTCCCATGCAGAAGGGGCCGGTCACGCTTTTACTCGAATTCCAATCAGGTCAACCGGCGCTTAATGATACCGTCATCACAGCGGGAATGTGGACGACGGTGACGAGTGCTTCCGCGTATTTCGCGGGGATCGTTACGTCATATGATCCGGCAACCGGCTATATCGTTTTGGCCGTTCAGAGTTATGGCGGTGAATCGAACTCAAATCAATGGAGCGTAAATTTTTATCAGGGAACGACGCGCTTTTATACCGCCGAAGGGCTGCCAGATAATATTCGGACGATTACGACCATACGAAACGATCTATGGATTGTCGGCGAGCTCTCCGTCGAAATCTGGTACAATCCGCCGGGTTATGACATCAACAATCCCTTTATCCGCCGTACAACGTTCATGAATAACGGCACCGTGGCGGTGCTCTCCGTGGCGACCGGCGGCGATAATATTTTTTGGCTCGGCTCCTCGGCGGCGGGATTCCGACAGATTTGGATGTCGATCAATTATACACCGGTCAAGATAAGCACGAACAGTATAGACC